ATTTCTCTTGAGTGCTTTATTTTATTTGACTTAATTCTATCGGATATTTCTGGATTTGTTAATCCTTGTTCATAAATTGCTTCATCTAAGTAAACTTCATTATCTAACTTGTACAAATCAATTAAGCTGGTAGGGTCGTTTGTAAAGCCAAAATCTAAACCACTACCAATATATTTTGCTGCATCTGGCACACAATTAACAATACTGTAGTTACGATAAATTAACCCTTCAATCTTTCCTGTTAACCCTCTTGCATAAACCTTCCATAATTCATAATCAGTATCTTTTAATGCTTCAATTTTGTTTCTAATCTTATTATCTAAAAACGGATTGTGCCTGTGGTCAGAAATAAACAGTTGTACATTCGGTTGCCCAATAACATTTTCATGCACCCAAAACTCCTCACTTGGGTTATAGTCAACAAAACTTCTTACCCTTGTTCTTAATTGAATTTGTAGATAAATACTATAAGGAATGCCATTAGCTTCATTAAAAAAAGAGTAATCCCTTTTACCACTTTTTGCATCCTGTTCATTATCGTAGGAGTTAAACTCAATTATTGAGTTTGTTTTAGTCTTAAATATTCTATCAGTCTTATTATAAGTATCGATATTTTGTTTAAAAAATTCAGTTGTTTCAACAATATTCAATGCATCTCTCAATGCACCTACTTTTAAATTGGGTATATCTTGCCCGACTACAGTAATAATTTTATTTTCTTGGGTACATGCAATAAAAAATAAGACTTGCAGAATACTGTAAGTCTTACCAGAACTTGTACCCCCTTGATTAACTACAATATCAGCTTTGCAATTGTAATTCCAATAAAATACATCGCTAACATCTATTTCACAGCTTAACATCTTTTTCGTTGGTTATTGGTTCAATACCAGATGTTTTTATATTAATTGTAATATCTTTTATAGTGTGTGTATTATTGTTTGTATTTTCAGTAATTACCTTATCAGTCATACCCAAATAGTTTTTAGCGTAGAATATGCCTTTACCCTCATTTGCTACTATATCAGTTGCTAATGCTCTAAAGGTGTCATCTATTTTTTTTGTAACTAAGTGGTAAGGATGTTCAGTATTATTTATTGATTCATACCATTCTGTTTTTTTGTAGAAATCAAAATCATTTATTCTTAGCCATATATATAAAAAATACTTTATAGTAGGTAAATGCCTTTCCTTTACTTCAACTGCACCCCTTGCTGTTGGGTATTCCTTAGTGCTATTTAAGCAATGCTCAATGTACGCATTAGCTAATTGCATTAGCTTATCAGTATCAACTTCTTTTATTTTTGGTGGCATAATTGTATTGATTTACTTCCATTTCGGTAGCCTATAATATCATATTGATGTTGCTGCCAAAACTTGTTTACTAATTCTTGTTTATTCCAACCATATTCATTACCCTCTGCATGACTGCCATTATGAACGGCTAAGCAGTTTTTAACGTAGTACGTCTTAAATCCTGCTACCCATGCACGTTCAACATAGTCTAAATCAATAGGTCCATACGGAAACATGCTTTCATTAAACTCACCAATAGCATCTACAACTGCCTTACTGATAAGCCAATTGCTAATGATGTGTTCGCATGTTATTTCATTTCGTTCTCTATCTAATGAGCTTGCAACAATGCCAGCTTGTGGGTATAGTTGCAGTGCTTCAATCTTACTTAATAACCATCTATCGGGTTCAAGTATATCATTGGCAAGATATGCAATTGCTTCATAATCACCTTCATTAAAAACATCTAAACCCATGTTCATTGCATTAGCTATTCCTTCTTGATTTATTAGGATAACATCGGCACTATAACCGCTACGCTTGAGTGTTTGCTCTAATATTTCAAGTGAACGGATGCCATAGATTAAACCAACGACTAATACTTTCATTATCTTATATTTTCGCCGATGTCCTTAGCAGGTACACCAGCATATTTACGATAGGGTTGTAATATTGTCTTCTTACCTATGAATGCAGAAGCTCCAATCATGCAACCTTGTGGTACAATTACCTTTTGGTGAATTACAGCATTTAAGCCTATGTTGCAATTGCTTTTTATAACTGAATGCCCACCAACTTTAGCACCACAACTTAATACAACATTATCCCACAACTCGGAATCATGCCCAACGTGTGAATGCTTCATTAAATAAGAACCTGGTCCTATCAATGTTGTACCTGTAACACCCGCATCAACTGTTACCAATCCTGTTAATCTTGAACCTGCACCAATCCTTACACCTTTACTTTCTTCTTCATGTCCTTTCCATTCAGCAGGTGCACCAATAATACAGTAAGGACCTATATAACAATCTTCTTCGATTATCACATTAGGATATATTATTGCTGTTGGATGTATGTAAGTCATCTTTGTATAATTTATAAAGGTTTACTAAAAATTCACACACACATGCAGGGCATCTTCTGTTGTAGTTGTAGTGTGGCTCTTTTAATCGGTACACTTCCAAAAGTTCATTTTGCACATCATCCCAAAAGTTCACCAGCTCACCACTATTGACAATCATATCATGGTAGTGCTTATGCTTCAATAAGGTTTTTAAATGCGGCTGCTCGTTGTTCGTTAATGGCTGTAAAGTTGTACCTTTCTTTTGCCCACTCGTATAGTTTTTCGCCATAATCTATTCTTGCTTGTTTATTCAAAGTTAAGAATTTTATATGTTTAAACCAATCAGATTGATTTTTTGCAAACAATACCGGGCAATCAACATCTACATTGTATGGTGCAACATCACTAACAACGCAAGGTATTTTTTTACTTGCAGCTTCCAATATCTTTAAATTGCTTTTACAGGCATGCCAATTGCTTTGCTCTAAAGGTATAACCATAATATCAGCATGTTCATATAAAGTCATGTAGCTATTTGGTTTAGTACCATGGACTACTTTCCAATTTAATCGCCTGCCATCGGTAAATATATTTAGCATTCTATTCCATAAGTCTTTACTCACAGGGTCAGTATCAGTATAACCTCCTAATACCATTTGAATGTTAGGCAGCTCACGTAGCTTTTTAACAGGATTTCTTAGGATACCTAAATCATTTAAGTGAGTTGAACCACCTGCCCAAAAAACTCTTACAAATTCACTTTCTTGCTTGGTTAGTGTATATTGGTGTTCACCCAATGGAATAGCATTAGGTAGTACTATTGCGTTGCTATTATATTTCTTTACTTTATCAGCTATTAATTGGTTTGTGCAGGTAACTAAATCAGCATGTTGAATGTTGTTTAATACCCTTGCTTTTTGCCTGTGGTAATGAAAATGTAAAGGGTGATTGTGTGGCAATTCCCAATCATCATCCAAATCCATTACTACCTTAAAATGTTTCTTTACCTCATCCCAACCATTGTCAATATGGCAAAAACGATTGTAAGTAATTATCTGAAAGTTATCTTCTAAAATATCGGGCGTAATAAAGTTTGTTACATGGCAATAGCTATCAGGAATAAACCCTAATGGAAGCATTACCCGATGCCAACCACAACCGCTTACCGCTTCAGTTAATCCTAATATTCTCATTTAATTCGAGTGCCAATAAAACCTGCACCAAAGGTTATTATAATAAATTGAGATACTTCAATCGGTAAAAAATATAAAACACATGCAACCCAAAAACTTAAACAAGTAACACAATCAAGCGGTTTTAACCTTTTGTATGGTGGATATTTTAAGTATTTTTTAATAGTGTTCGCCAACAATGCCACATTAACAAAATAATAAGCGAATAAAAATGCTGCTAATAGTTTGATATACATATAGTTTTGAGTTCTTTTTTTACTTTACGGATAACATCTTTTACATGTTTTTCAGGTAATCCAAAATATTTAGCAACCTTATCACAACTCCGAACATCAACATAATAATTGAATAAAATTGCTTCATGTGCCTTGTTCTGGTCTAAAGTAAACTTTTTAATAAGCTCTTCATTGGCAATGGTAGCAAGGTTATTGTTAAGTGTTGGAAGTTTAACCTGTGATTTAAGATAGTTGATAGCTTTTTGATAGTCATTTTTACGGTACTTAGTAAAAAACTGTGAGGTATTTGAAAAAGCCATGTTTGAGATAATCTTTATCGTAAATCCTAATAAGCCATTAGATGCCCAAATTTGCGTTATTTTTCCGCAATCAATACTTAGTAAGGCTATTGCCATTTCCTGCCTTAAATCGTCCTGTAATGCTTCAGGACGAATACTTTTAATTAGTTTCTCTACTTCGGGAGAAAGATATACTTTTTCAATATACTCATTACATTCACCCATTAGTACCAATATTGCTTAGGGTTTGTAAATATTTCTTTACCATCTTTTAAAGTAAACACCCAAAAGTAAAACCTATTGTTAGTAAATCCAGCAGCAGGGTCATAAGTAAATGCTTGCCCTTCTTTTACAGGAATGCTAAAAGTATTATTTAGCTTAATAGTTTGAACGTTGGCAATGTTTTTTAACGTGTAAGTAATTTTAAGTGATGGTGTTGAACCAGCATAAACTTTTACTGTTGAGTTTATTTGAGCGGTTGGTTCTGTTGATTGCTGTGTTTGTTGCTGGGTAGTGTCAACCCGCTTACTGCAAGATGCCAACAAAATTAGCAATACGAATAATAATTTTTTCATGGTGTTTTGTTTTTGTAAAGGCTAAGGTAAACGTTTTTTTAGAATATCCAAAACATCTTGAGCATTGTAAGCAGTTTCAATAATTATACCAGCAGTGACCCATAATTGATTTAATGCTTTTTGTTTTGGTGAAATAGTGCCGTTTGGCATTTTAAGCTCGAGATACCAGCCTGGTAAAGGTAGTTCAAAACGAAAGTCATGCACTCCAGAAAGCACACCCATTGCATGAAGTTTAAGCCTAATTGCATCATTTGTTGCACTTTCATTGGGTATGTGAAAGAAAAAATGCCTTAAATGTGGGTAGTTGGCGTTAATGTAACGATAAGTTGCTGCTGTAAATTGATCTTCATTTTGGTAAATGGTGGTTAAAAATTGCTGTTGTGTCATAAAGTTTTATATTTTACAGGATAATAAAATTACGTAAGTTACCAAAGTTACGTAACCAAATTTTTTTGGTAACCTATAACTGTTTGATAATCAACAAGGTTACTAAGTTACTAAAGTTACGAGTGTTTCCCCTATACTCTATATAGGTTAAATTTACATTTTCCTTTTACGTTTAATAATTATTACCCTTTTATTCTTTTATTACTATTTATATACTAATAGTATATTTATTAGTAACTTAGTAACTTAATTGAT